TCAACTCCTTTTCAAATACTTCGAGGAGCTGGATTAAAAGCTGTGCCAGCTCCTAGTAATAGTGTAGACCTACGACTTGAAGCTGTTGCTTCTCAACTAACTAAGATGTCTGAAGGATTGCCAGCATTCTTAATTGATAGAAGATGTCAAACATTAGTAAAAGGTTTTCAAGGTGGCTACTGCTATAGACGTATGCAAGTATCTGGAGAACGATATGATGATAAACCTGAGAAAAATATGTACTCTCACATCCATGATGCCTTGCAATATATGATGCTTGGTGCTGGTGAGGGTCGTAGTTTGATAGCTGGTCAGAAACCAGTCAAAGCGTTCAACGCAAGAAAAGGCTTTGATATTTTTAAAAGAACGGCTAATGTTAGAAAAAATACTTCATTCTGGAACAGACTATAAGGAGGTTCGATATGTGTTTTGGTGGTGGTGGAAGAAGTGAGCCTGAGAAAGTAAGCCCAGTTGTTACTGAGGAACAAAAGGCAAAAGAAGCAGAAGAGAAGAAAAGAACCAAACAAAAACGAGACCAAGAGCTTGAAGATACTGTAGCGGCAGAAACTCCCATAGCAACTTCAATGACTTATGATACTGGTGCAAAAGCTGGTCAAACAGTCATGAGAGGTAAAAGAAGTAGAAGTGCATTATATACTTCCAATCGTGGTGGCATGGGTTACAGGAGAACATTTGGATGAGCCATGGTTCTGATGAAGAGCTTATTAATTCATTCTTGAAGAAGTATGAAACAGCTAAATCACTAAGACAGCGATGGGAAAGTTTGTTTGATGAGTGTTATGAATATGCATTACCCATGCGTCAAACCTTCGCTACACAATCAATAGGTGAAAGAAGAGATGATAAAATCTTTGATGAGACTGCTGTTGTTGGAGTACAGGAGTTTGCGTCGCGACTACAAGCTGGTCTTGTTCCTAACTTTGCTCGTTGGGCTGACTTTACTGCTGGTAGTGAGGTGCCTAAAGAGTCACGCGATAGCGTAAACAATGAACTAGAAGAGGTTACTGAATATGTCTTTGAGGTTATTCAGAACTCAAACTTTGGTCAGGAAGTGCATGAGTCATTTATGGACTTGGCACTTGGTACTGGTGTTCTTCATGTCGAGGAGGGCGATGCTATTAATCCTGTTAACTTTACAGCTCTGCCTCTTCCTCATGTTGTATTGGATGTTGGTCCTGACGATAGGATTGACCATGTATATCGTGAACGTGAGATTCGATATTCTGATATAAAGATTCTTTATCCTAAAGCAACTATCAATCAGCGTATGGCAAACAAGATGATGAGCCAACCAGATAGTAAAACAAAAGTTCTTGAAATCATTTGTCGAAACTATACTAAGCCAAATGAAGATGCATTCTATTGCATTATCTTCGATATAGAAACAAAGTGTTTACTCAAGTATGAAGAGTACAAAGGTACTGGTAGTAATCCTTTTATTTGTTTTCGTTGGAGCAAAGACCCCGGTGCGGTCTATGGTCGAGGTCCACTTATCAACGCACTTAGTGCAATAAAGACAACGAATCTAACAATAGAACTTATTTTAGAAAATGCACAGATGGCAATATCTGGCGTGTATCAGATGGATGATGATGGTGTTATCAATCCTGATACAATCAATCTTGTGCCTGGAACTGTTATACCAAAAGCACCAAACTCTGCTGGACTGCAACCAGTCAAAGCGGCTGGTTCGTTTGATGTGGCTAATCTCATTCTATCAGACATGAGACTAAATATAAAAAGAGCATTGTATAATGATATGCTTGGTAATCCTGATAGAACACCAGCAAGTGCTACAGAGATTGCAGAGCGTATGGCAGATTTATCAAGACGTATTGGTTCTGCGTTTGGTCGATTGCAAGCTGAGTTAGTACAGCCAGTTCTCCAGCGTGTTGTATATATATTGAAGAAGCAAGGACGTATCAAAGTGCCAACAATCAATGGCAGACAAATCAAAGTTCGTTCTGTTTCACCACTTTCGCAAGCGCAATCAAATCAAGATATTACTTCTATCAATAGGTTCTTAGAGTTAGTAGGAGTCAGGTTTGGACCTGAGCTTGTTAACATTCTTATCAACTCAGAAGAGACAGCAGTTTACCTAGCGAAGAAGTTTGGTGTGCCAGATTATCTTCTTAGAGATTTAGAAGAGCGAAAACAAATTGTTGCAATGGCACAACAGATGCAACAACAACAAGCAATGATGCAACCACAAAGGACTATGGATGAACAAACACAACAGTAACATTTCCGTACTAGATGGCTACCCAAGAGACAAAGCACAAGATGAACAAATCTCTCTAAATTTTGTTTCTCTGTTTAGCTCACCAGCTGGTGCAGAGGTATTAAAGTATTTACGAAGCGTAACTATAGAAGCTGTGCATGGGTCAGCAGTAACAGATGAAGTATTGCGACATGCAGAAGGTCAACGATATATTGTTGGCTTAATTGAAAGACGTATTCAACATGGACATAAGGTAAAGACAAATGAGTGAAGAACAAACTGAAACACAAGAAGAACAAACTATAGAAGTTCCACAAGAGTATGCTGATGCTCGACCTGATTGGTTACCTGAGAAGTTTAACTCTCCTGAAGACCTAGCAAATAGCTACACTAATCTTGAATCTAAGATTGGGCAGAAAGAAGAAGAAATACGCAATCAGATGATGGAAGAGATACAAGCGGAAGCATATTCCGAACGACCAGCAGAGGTTGGTGATTATATTCTTCCTGATGTCATTGATGATGAGTTAGCAAAAGATAATGAGTTATTGAACTGGTGGGCTGACCATTCTTTTGAAAATGGTTTTAGTCAAAGTGAGTTTGAAGAAGGCATAATGATGTTCCATGAATCTATGAATGATGGCTATGATGCTGATGAAGAAATGAATGACCTCGGTGACCATGCTCAAGAAAGAGTTGAAGCAGTTGGTTTATTTGTTGAATCAAACTTCCCAGAAGAACTAAGACCAACAATAGATAATCTTTGCTCAACAGCAGATGGTATTAGAGTTGTAGAGTTAATGATGGAATCATTAAAAGAGAATCCAGTATCAGGAACTGGTCAACCAGTTGCCGTTCTCACAGATGATAAGCTGAAAGAGATGATGCAAGACCCAAGATATTATAGTCCAAACCAACGCGACCCAGCCTTTGTCAAAATGGTTGATGAAGGATTTAGAAAGATGTACAACAGATGACCAAAAAAAAAGTAAAAAAGCCGATAAAGTATTGACATATATAACCAGAGGCAACCTTGAGTTCAGACCATGTGTTGTATCTGATGTTGATATTATTCTCGATAATATGCGCCTACCTGATATCAGGGAGTGTGCATTGGTTGGGGTAACACCCATGATTGCTCTCCATGTGCCATTTGAAGAAGAAGGTGCAAGAGGATTTACTATCTGCCATAAGAAAAAACCAATAGCTATGTGTGGCGTTACTTCCATGGATAAGTATATGCATACTGGAAAGATTTGGTTTCTCGGTACTGATGAAGTGGATGATATTTGGAAATCATTCTACAAACATAGCAAACTTATACTTAGTTTTCTTGCTATAGGCTACGATGTAGTTGAAAACTATGTGCCAGTTGACCATGAAAAAACTATAAGATGGCTAAAATGGATAGGCTTTCAGGTAGAAAATCAGCAGTATTTTATCAATGACCATGAGTTTGTGCGAGTTTTCTATTGCAATTTAAATAAATTTGAGTCTAATAATAGATTAAGTGAAAGACCCGTACTGCATTAGAGAAGCCCTTTTTGGATAACTTCGTTGAAAATAGCAAAGGACAATCGGAAGCGGAAACTGAAACTTAACTTATGAGGTGCTAATATGGCTAATACTATTGACACAGCCTTTATTAAGCAGTTCGAATCTGAAGTTCACCTTGCTTATCAGCGTATGGGTTCTAAGCTTAGAAATACTGTACGAATGGCAAACAATGTGACTGGTAGCGTTGTACGTTTCCAGAAGATTGGAACTGGTAGTGCGAGTACCAAGTCCAGAAATGGTCTTGTAACTCCCATGGAATTAGCGCATACAACTGTTGAAGCGACAATGAGTGACTTCTATGCCGCAGAATACATCGACAAGTTGGATGAGCTAAAAACAAATATCAATGAGAGACAAGCAGTTGCGACTTCAGCGGCGGCGGCTCTTGGTCGTAAGACTGATGAGATTTTGTATACAGCAATGGATGCTGGTGCAAACTCAACTCAGATTCATGACACAAGTGGTGCTGTTGAAAAAGCAGACTTGTTGACATTGTTTGAAACCTTCGGTACTGCAAACATCCCTGAAGATGGTGGCAGATATCTTGCGATGCATCCAAAAGGTTTTGCAGATTTATTTAACATAAATGAGTTTGCATCATCTGACTTTGTGGGTGAGCAGAATCTACCATTTGCTGGTGGTATGACCATGAAACAATTTCTTGGTTTCCAAATCTTTTCAACTGCGGCTATCACAGCTGGAAAGAATATGGCGTATCATACAACAGCCGTAGGTCTTGGTATCAACTCTGATGTTCAGACAGAACTAAACTATGTTGCTGAACGAGCATCACATCTTGCAACGTCTATGATGTCTATGGGTGCTACTGTCATTGATGACAATGGTATCTATGAAGTCTTAGACAATAATACATAGGAGGTATTGACATGGCTTTTAGTGCTGCAAATCTATCTTTAGATTCATTTAGTTCTAACAAAAGAACATTCTCCTATACATCAACTGATGCTATTGGAACTGTTAATAACGCTGGTTACTTTAATGATGCTGTTAACATGATTAGAGTTGGTGACGTTATTCTAGTTCATGATAGCAATACACCTACACATCATTGGTGTGTTTGCGTATCAAACAATGGTACAGCTGTTGATATATCAGATGGTCAAGTCATCGCACAAACTGACGGCGACTAATGACTTCAACTGCGGCAGATAGCGCAATAGATATATCGAGTCGCGCTCTTATCCTGATAGGAGCTGAACCGATAACTTCTTTTACTGATGGTACAACAGAATCGTTAGTAGCTGGGAGTCTCTATGAAGATATCTGCCGTAGTGCTTTATCGAATACACGTTGGAGATTTGCAACTGACCAAGCTGTACTAAACAGATTAACAGATGCTCCAACTGGTCGATATGATTTTGCATATCAACTACCAGCAGATACATTGCTGGTTCATGCTGTTACTGTAAATGATGGACAGATAAATTATCAGATATATGGTGATATGGTATTTGCTGATACTTCAACACAAGATGAAGTGATTGCTGACTTTACATTTCGAGCAAGAGAAGAACACTTCCCTAGTTATTTTACTATTGCTCTTGAGTATTCTTTAGCTTCTGCATTTGCTACATCGATTGCAAGAGATGGTCAGTTAATGCAACTTATGACACAGATGGCAAATGCCGCAATGCTCAAAGCAAGAAATATTGATTCACAACAACAGACAACTAGGACAATACCGCAAACAAGATTTAGTGCGTTTAGGAGGAGCTGATGCAAAAAGCAAAAGTACCTCTCACTAACTTTCAGTTTGGAGAAGTAAGCCCAGCTCTGATTTCAAGAACAGATACGAAAGTTTATAATAACTCAGCACAAAAGATTGAGAACTTCTTTCTTCGAGCAGAAGGTGGTGTGATTAAAAGAGCTGGTTTGAAAAAAATATATGAGTTTGATACAAGTATTGATACATCAAAAGTACAGCAACATAGACTCGTTCCGTTTATATTTTCAGATGATGAACGATATATTGTTTCTCTGGAGCATCAGAAGATAAGAGTTTTCTCAATAGATACAAATAACAATGTGACACTTGCTACTACTCTTACAACAGATTCAAGTGGTGCAAATATACCTATTACTAATTTGAATATGCATGAAGTAACCTACGCTCAATCTGGTGATGTAATGTTTATAGCTCATCAAACATTTATGATACGGAAGCTTGTTCGTACTGGTCTTACTTCTTTTGGTATGGAGACAATGACGTTTGACACACAATCTGCTGGTGCAAAGATATATCAACCATACTTTCAGTTTCAAGATTTAGGTGTAACTCTTGACCCATCAGCTAGTTCTGGCAATGGAATTACTCTAACAACAAGTGCTAACTATTGGGATACGACTGGCTCTCAAAGTGGTGGTAATTACCCTGATTCATTACATGTTGGATTAACAATAAAGTATCATGACCAAGAAATAACAATTACATCAGTCCAATCGGCGACTCAAGCTACTGGGAATGCTCTTGCAACGCTGAAGAAAAAACTAAAGGTTGATTCTTTTCGGACTGACAATGGTGTGGCTACAGTCACAGTTACGTTAGTAAACCATGGATTTTCTGCTGGTGATGCTTTTACAATTACAAATGCGAACACAGTTGGTGGGATAGCGGCAAGCAATCTCAATGGTGCAAGAACTGTTGCTGAAGTGATTGATGATAATTTATTTACTTTTAATGCCGCGGCTAATGCCAATGACTCTGTAGCTGGTGGTGGCACTCCCTTCCTTGAAACACACGCACCAGCTACGAACTGGTCGGAACAATCTTATTCAGCGTTAAGAGGATATCCTGGAGCTGTCACTTTCCATCAAGGGCGATTATGGTTTGCTGGAACTGTATCTCAACCAGATGGTTTATGGGCAAGTAAATCAAATGAGTTTTTCAATTTTGATATTGGAGATGCTAGCGATAATGATTCAATAGATATTCGTGCAACTATTGGTGAAGTAAATACTGTAAGACATTTGGTATCCAATAGAGATTTACAATGCTTTACAACAACTGACGAATTTATTGTGCCAGCTTTTACAGAGAAGCCTACAACCCCTACAAATGCTACAATCAAAAGACAAACACCTTTTGGTTCTTCTTTTGTAAAGCCTCTAGTGTTTGATGGTGCTACTGTTTATGTTCAGAGTTCTGGAGAGATAGTGAGAGAGATGCTTTTTGATGATGGTCAGAATGCTTATACTGGTCAGCCCATATCGACTCTTGCCTCCCATCTTATACAGAATCCGGTTCAAGCCAGCACTCTTGCTGGTGGGATAGACAGAGCAGAAAGTTATTATTTTCTTGTGGATACAAATGGCACTCTTGGTGTGTTCAATTCAAATCGTGGTGACCAGCGTTATGGCTGGACACAGTTTACAAGTCAAGGTTCATTCCATTCTATTTGTACTGTTGATACAAGAGTGTATACTGTAGTCAAGTTTGATAAAGGGGATGGTACAAATAAATATATTCTCTGTGAGTTTGATAGTAGCTTTAATACTGATATGGCTAAAACATATTCTGGTAGTAACGGAGTCTTCAACGTCAGTGCTGACTTTGCTAACGGTGCAGTCCTCGATGTGGTCAGTGGCACTCATTATCTTGGTCAGTTTACTGTGGCTGGTGGCAACATCGATGTATCGGCTGTGGACAATTCTCTTTCATCAGTAGAGATTGGTTTTCAATTTAATGTGACTCTGAAAACAAATCCCATAGATACTGTTGCTGGTAATGGACCAATCACTGGAGAGCCACGAAGTATGAACAAAGTAATACTTGATTTATCAAATACATTATCTGTTTCTGTAAATAATAAAAATTTAATTATTCGTCAGGTTACTGATGACTTAAGTCAACCAAGAGTAGCTGTTACTGGTAAGAAAGAATTTAGATTGTTAGGATATTCTAAAGACCCACAAGTGACAGTAAGTCAATCAGCTCCATTATCATTACAAGTTAATTCACTTATAGCAGAGGTAACATTTTAATGTTTCAAGTATTAGGATTTATTGGTTCAGTATTAAGCGCAAGTGCAACTATTGCTCGAGGGCAAGAGATAAAACGACAGAAGGAAGCTGAAGCCGCACAAATTGAACAAGAAAGATTCCAGCGTAAGATTCAAACAATGGAAGCACACAATGATATACTTGACCAACTAGAAGAAGCAGAAGAACAAAACGAAGCATTATATGGATTCATGAATAGAGATGATGATAACTCACTTAATGCTTTTAGAAGGTCTCAAAAAGATTTAGCAAATAGTGATTTGAAAAGAGTTGGTTTCAAAGGTTTAGCTGAACAAGAACAATTACGATTACGAAAACTAAATACATTGAGAGCTGGTGAATCTGCTGTACGAGTTGCTGGTTTGCAAGCGGCATCAACAGTTCTAAGTGGTGCAATGGATTATTATAAGAACAGTTAGAAATGGTACAAAAATACAGAAGACAAATACAAAGCTCATCGATAGGAGTCATCAAAGCAGACATGAGTGTTGCTAATGACTTAGGTCAAACAGCAAATATATTTTCAAATCTAAGCAATCAGGCTTTCCAAATAGCTAGTAAGAAAGCAGTTGAAAAAGGTCGTGAATATATATCAAGTCTTGAAGATGATGAGATATTTGGACTTGATGAAAATAATAAACCAGTCAACTTAGTTGACAATCTTGTATCAGCTTTGCCAGCAAAAGGTTATGGCATGGCAAGTCAAGATGTCATCAAAACAGAACTGCGTAATAGATTTAGCTCTATAGTTAGTCAGAAGCTTGAGAAGCAAGGTGCAACATACACTGCTATGTTCCCCAACAATCCAAAAAAGTTTGAAGAACAAATGGGTGAGTTTGTTAATGAGTTAGCATTACCATATGGTGGAGAATACAAAGCCCTTATTAATTCACAAGCGCAAAAATATGTATCAGGAGTTGCCGCACGACTTCAGATAAATATGATTAATAATCAAACTCGTTTAAGTAACCTGAATCTAAAAGAAAGACTTGCAAAAGAATCTGCTTCTCTGATTCAACTTGCAGGTGGTGCAAGTCACGAAACTGTAATGAGCCTTCTTGATTCAACTAAAGAAACAAGCATTGATAATGATGACAACCATAAACAAAATAAATCTGGTCTTGCTAACAGTAGAAATCTACGAGGTGGATTTGAGATTTCTCCTGATGCTTATACTGAGAATCTAAAAGGTGAAATGGCGGCGGCACAGTTTTCGAGACAGATTGGTAAGCTTATGTCTGGTAGTGCCGCAGATAGAACAACTGCCGCAATGATACAAACGCAACTTCTAAATGGTGGTATAATAACTATGTCTCCAGAGGATGCACCGGATGGTGTGATAAAGAAGTTAAACGAGTTATTACCTTATATCAAAGCATCTCCAAAAGGATTAGCAACTTTAAAAGATAACATCACGCAACAATTTATTGCTGGCAATAGAGTACAGTCTTATCTGAATCAAAGTATAGATAGTCAGATGGCTGCTGGAATAGATGCTCTTGACCAAAATGTTATGGAGCTGAATACACAGATTGAATCTCTGATGAATCCAAACTCTCCTTTACATAGACAATACGTTGGAGAGTTAGCAAGACATTTACAAAGTGGAGATTATGAATCTTTCTTTGGAACGATTGGAGATGTACGAACATTTCTTGATAATGGAGTAAATAGACTGCAAGGTAGCGCGGCTGGCAAAAGAATCGAATCAACATCAAAAGTATTACAATCAGGTCGCAGAGATACAATCATGGGATTTATGACGCAACAAGCTGTGCAAGTTGCAAAAGAGCATATGCTTGGTAAGTTTTCTACGTCAACTGGATATGATGTTGCAAAGCTAAGAGCATTAGATAATGCACTCAACAATCCAGAACAAGCTGGTAAGTTTGCAACTGAGGCTGGTTTTACTCCTGAACAAATCAGAGTTCTTGATTCTCTCAAGCAATTTAGGACAAAGGCTGTTGGACCAGCTGGTCAAGAGACAGACTTTGTTGCTGGTATGAGTGTAAAGTTTCGAGCTAATCTATCCACTGCTATTGGTGAAGCCATAACTGCACACAATGCATATCAAACTCAAGTGAAAAAAGAGTTGAAGTATACTAACATCGTTACGCAAATACGGAACGGAAAACAAATCTTAAGTGATGATAATGAAATACCAGACATACTAAATCAAGTATTAATGAAAGAGTTTCAGATGACTGAAGAGCAGTTGCTGAAAGCAATGACGACATCTGAGTT